TTAGTCTGCCGCTTTGTCCAACGACCTGAGTTGTTGGACATTATCAACGGCCAGATGCGACAGCGCATCAGCCGCAAGTTTCACCCGATTTGCAGCTGCGACGTATCGCTTCGCCTCCTGCGTGGTCTTGTGCGCAAGGAACGCCATGATCTGAAATTCGTTCGCTCCACGCTCGGCAAGTCGGGTCGCCCCATACTTGCGTAAGCCGTGAGCGCGGCACTCGTCAGGAAGTCCAGCGGCTTTGCACTGATCCGCAAACCAGTTGCCGAAACTTTCGACCGTATAGCTAAAGAACCGCGCCTGTCCCGGTGGAACCTGACGCAGTTCGGCCCGCAACTCCGGCAGTAAGGCGAGCGGCAACGTCACGTCCTGCCCGGTCTTGATCCGGCGATACCAAATGTCAGTGCCTTTGATATTCTGACGGCCCATCGCGCGGGCATCCTGACGCGCTGCACCAGTGCCGACGATCAGTTCCAGCGCCAGCCGGGCAACGCTGCCGGTGGCGTGGCATTCGCGGAATTGCTGAACCTGTTCTTCCGTCCAAGTATGGAAGCCATCCGATTTGATCTTGCGGCGGTCAATCTGTTCGGTCGGTGATGCGATGTTGAAGCCAAAGCGACGGCGGGCGTAGTCGTAGAGTTCAGACAGTTCTTTATGAAGCCGGTTTGCAGCACTCGGCCCGCCCTTCATATCCATCATCGCCGCAACGTGGTGTGGTTCCAGATCTGCCATGCGAGCCTTGCCGATCTTGGCGCGGATCCAATCCATGCGAAGCCGCTTGTGATAGCGCGTAGACTCACGCAGGTCTTGGAAGCCTCTGCTCGCGAGATAATGGGTTATGACGTGATCGAACGTCCCGCGCGCAGCGGTGGATTGCGGCAGGGCCGGTGTATCGGTGATCGCAGCCTTGTAAGCCTCAATCATCGCGCGCGAGCCCCATGGGCCGGGCAGATAGGTGTCAATCTTGCGGCCCTTGATGGTCTTGCGCAGCCGGATGCGCTTTCCGCCGCGCGGATCGTCTACGATGGTAGCACCGGGGAAGGGATTACGACGCTTCATGTCAGGCCCAACATCTTGTCTATCTCACCGCCACGCGAGGCCGCTGCGCCCGCTTGGATGATGATCTGTGTCCCGTCAGGGCGAACTGCCGTCACCGTCCAAGTCTCGACCTGGGCTTCACGCATCACTTTCGCGTAGCCAGCCAGTTCGGTCTTGGTAATAGTGACGGGGCGATTCCCCATGGATCAGGCCCCCTTCATCCAGTCGGTATCGCGAGCGCGAACATAGGCCTTGATTTCGGCATAGCGGAGCTGACGCTTTTCGCCGCGCAATTCTTCGTTCCAAGGATGTGTGAGAGCCAAGGGATAACCTTGTTCGTCAACACCAGAGAAACGATCGGCCCACATCTCGGCGGCAACGGTCAGCAGGGCCACGGGCGCAAGGCCGCGTGTGCGCATGATGCCGCTATGCTCGGCGCGATCCTTGTCCAGCAATTCAGCGGTAGGTTCTGGCGTTCGGAATTTGACTGTGGTGTTCTTCATCTGGAACACAGCAGTTTTTTGGTTTTCTTGGATCTCGAAATACGGGAAATCGCCGAAATGGGATTCGTCATCCAATTCAGCGCCAAACATTCTGACCAGAACCTGCTCAAGCGTGGTGTCGAATCCGAAAAGATACTCCGACAGATCGCCCTCGCCCTCAACGGTGCGCAGCTTCATATCGCGGTATCGTTCGACAGCCTCGACCATCTTCGCCGGACTGTCAGTCGAAAGCAGCGCAATAGTCATTCGCGCCGCGTCCAACGGTATCATGTTGGGCGCGTTGACGCCTCTTGCACCTGTCGTCAGAAGGCCCGCCTCCTTGAGGCTGCGGGCCACCAGTGTGACGGTCTTTTCGTCAACGCGATAGACGCGCGAGATAAGCGATATGAACGATCCAGACTTCATGCCTTATTGTCTATCACGCATTAAGAGGTATCGCAATCCTTTTGTGTATCGCTCAAATAGTGCCCCGGCCAAACCTCGCGATCCAGCCGGGTGCGATCCGCGTTATGCGGCGCTTGCTGCATTCGGCCAACGGTCCGCCTGCTGCGGTCATGCTCAACTGGCTGGACTCCGAACGCGCGAAGCAGGACGATCAACCAAGCCGACCGGAATTGATTCGGCGGATAATCGAGAACCTAAAGGTCAATTGCAGAGGGAATAGATGACAACATATCTGGTGGGTTACGATCTGAATCGCGAAGGGTCGAATTACAGCGAGAAAAACAAAGCGTTGATCGAGTTAATCAAGGATGAAGCGAACGGATATTGGCACCATTTGGATTCTTCTTGGATTATCAATTCCAGTAAAACTGCAACCCTACTGCGCGACCGCTTCAAGACCGTATTAGATGATGACGACGAGTTGCTAGTGATTAAGGTATCTGCACCGGCAGCGTGGCACGGTTTCAATAAATCGGGTTCGGATTGGCTCGTCAAACATATCGAATAGGCAGGGGCCGCCAGCATCCCGCGTGACGGCCCCTTGGTCCCCTGACGCGGGGTCCGGTGGGCTGTCCCCGGTGTCCGCCGTGACAGCCTGCGCCGCGCCTCCGATAGGATAACAGAGGCCGCGCCTTGACGGGGTTTTCGGCGGACATGTTGCCGGGCACTCAACCGTCTGATCCCAGATGCTTCGCGGGCGAAAGCTAAAGCCGCAGGCGCATCCTTGCCCGATCTCGTCAATCCGCCCAGTCGATGAAGGATTCGGCGTCCTTGATGGTCGCCATATCCAGCCCCGCCGCCTTGGCTTCGGACAGCGCGGAGAGCATGGTCGCGAAGGCCCGCGCCTTGCCGCCGTGATCGAATGCCTGCATCGGCCTCACCACGTCGATTTTTACGGCCTGCCCGAGTTTCTGGGTCGCTTCCTCGGCCACCAGCATCGCCAGCGGTTGCAGCACGATCTGCGCCAGATGCCGTTGCGCCTCGCGGACAAGGGGACCAGTCGTTGCCGGGTTCATCAGGCCGGGCAGGACACCATAGGCCATCAGGATACCGTCTCGGGCAGCTTGCAGCGTCTCGCGGGTCATGGCGCGTTGCAGGTCGGGGCCGATCTGTTCGACACGCTTTTCAAGCTGCGGATTCATCCCCGCCGCGGTTGCCTGCGCCGTTCCCTCGATCACCACAGCCGCGCCTCTGCGCCCGATCAGAGCCTTGCGCATCTCGGCCATATCTTCGCTGCTTGAATCAGGCAGGGGAACGATCACAGAGCCGATCGGCGCATCGCGATACACGTCACGCAGGGCGCATTCCACAGCCGCCAGCAACTCGCCAGACAGGGACGCCCGGTGCAGGGGTGACGATCCGGCCCAAGGTGTCACTGGCGACGATCCGATGCGGATATGCAGGACTTCACCGGCAAGCGCGGTTTCAGCAGCACCGCCGCCGATTTCGCTGATCTGGCAGCGATAGGCGCGGGGTTCGCCGTGCCGGGTCGATATGTCCCAATCGGTGACGGGGATAAGCCTGTCGCGGATCAGGAAAACAGATTCGCCGCGCAGGGCCAGAGAGCGGGCCATCATCGCCAGGGCGCGACGGTCCAGCAGGTCGGTGCCATCCACATCGGCCAGCGTGAAGCCGCTTTCCCAGAGCGACACGCAGCTTTGCACGGTCGCCGTCAACTCGGCCACATTGCCCGATCCGCTGAACCATTCATGCCGGGCCGCGATCAGATCGGTGGTGTAGCCGGTGACGGTTGCGCGGGTTTCATTAAGGGGCAAATCTGCACCTTTATTGCGCCGGAACAGATCCATGAAGCCCATTACACCCTCCACCGATTCAGCGCATAGGCCGGGCCGCGATAGGGCTGCCGGTCCTGATGCGTTTCCCAATTTCGCGCCTCGATCTGCGCCGATCCGTATGCAGGCTTTGTGACCGCCGACAGTTCCATGAGCGCCGCCCGCGTGATCGTGCGCAGGGTGCCGCCCGCGCGCCGCTCGATGCGTTCCCCGCCCTGTTCAACCCGAAAGCCCGGTGACAGGCCCCGGATCAGCCCGCCTGCATTCGCCGCCAGAAAGTCCCGCGCCCATGACGTGCCGTCCGCAATGGTGGCCTCGATCACCAGCGCGTCTTCGCCATCCGTCAGGGTCAGGTTGCCCGCCGCCCGTGAGGCGAGGGGCTTGTTGAAGTCGTGACCGGCCAGCAGGTGAATATCCTCGCCCGCCTCGATCCGATCCGCGAAGGCCCGCGCGGCGATAACCTCGTGCCGCCCCGGTGCAAGTTCGGTTTCCGCGCCATAGGGGAACGTCGCGCGAAGACGGGTTTCCCCGCCCTCGCTACGCAGTTCCAGCGCTCCGAGATTGCCGCCCCAGAGCATTACGCGGCCAGCCCGGTCAGGATGCGGGTTTGCAGACCGCGCGGCACGGTGAAGTCAGCCGTGACCAGACCGGTCAGCACCAATTGCCCGGATGCGGCCTTGGTGTAAGGGTCGCGGATCAGATCGACGCCGCCATAAAGGCCCAGATAGCCGGGTGCGATGCCCTGCACATTCGCGGTCATGATCGCGGATGCGTCGGGGATGACATTGCTGATCGCCGGGGTGCCGACATGCTTGGTCAGGCGGTCCCATTCCGACACAGCGGTGCCAGCAATCAGCGCCTCGTCCAGATCGGCCCAGATCGCCGGATCGAAGGCCAGATTGACCTGCGACGGCGAAGTGATCGCGTTCGCTTCCATGAAGGCGACAACCTCGGCCCGGAACGCGGCCCAGCTTGCGGCAGCGCCAATCGCCGTGCTGGTGATCCCGTAGGTCGCAGCGCCCGGCACGATGCCGAGCGGTTCGGTCCCGCCCGCGCCCGAGATAACGACACGATCCAGTTCCGCGCCGATCACCGCATTCAGGTCACGCCGGATCGCGGCTTCCAGACCTTCGCCCGACTGTTTCAGCGCCTTGCGGGTGATGACCATCTGCGCCCCGCCTGTGTGATCCGGGTTCAGGCTGCGTTCTGCCGTCTCATAGGGATTTGCCGCCCCGACATTCGACAACTCGTCAGTCTGCCAGCCGAAAACCGCGCCGCTGGTGGCCACCGGGAAGGCCAGTTCGCCATGGGTGATATTGATCCGCTCGATCCCGAGTTTCGCGGCAACGCTGTTCGGGAAAATGCGGTCGATCACCGGGCGGATCGCCTTCGGGTTCGGCAGGTCCGCGCCCGACACGGTTTCGCCCGCACGGGTTTCCAGCGCCGCATAGGGAACCGGAATGCCCTGATAGCCGCCTGCGTTGCGCAGCTCGTCCACGACTTCCTTGGTCGCGCCCGACAGCGCCCGGCCCTCGTCCAGAGCAAAGGCGATCTGGCGCAGTTCAAAACGCCCGACCAGTTCGGCATATTCGCGATCCGAACGGGTTTCCAGATCGGCGCCGGCCTCGCGGCGTTCGGTGTCCTCGGCAGTCAGCGCGGCCCGATAGCGGACCTCGTTATTGCGATATTCCGTGTCCATCGTTTCCATGGAACGGGTTTCATCTTCGGTCGGCTTATCCTTGCCAACCAGTTCGGCCAGAGCCTGCCGGATTTCCGACTGACGCTTGGCGATCTTCACAGAGTCCAGCATGTTTTACCTCATTTGCTCGACAGGGGTTTGTTCGGCCATCAGTTCAACGACAGCCTGCCGCCAGCCTTGGCGGTCATATGCGGGCGGCTTTCGGCCAACCTCGACATGGGTTTTCGCGGAATGACAGGACGGGCAGAGCGCCTGCAAATTCGCGGGATCGTAAGCCAGATCAGGACGCTTCCTGACCGGCTCGATATGGTCGCATTCCAGACGGCCCCTTGCGCCACAGTCCACGCATTTGAAGCCGTCGCGTTCCATGACGGCCATGCGCAGCGCCTTCCAGCGCGGGCCGCGTGTGACGTGCCGGGAATAGCGGGTGAAGTCATTGCGCAATGTAGACCCTCCGCTTGCGGGTGGGTGCCGCCAGCATCCGCTGCCCCTGCGCCACGGCCAGCACGGTTGCTGCCGCCGCGTCGATGCGGCCAAGGGAACGCGCCTTCGCCAGCTTGGCATTGCCTGCCGGATCGTTCAGCACGACAGCATCGGAAAAGGCAGATCGCAGCAGCAGGGACGGGACGCCTTTGACCTCGCCGTCAAACAGCGCCCGGCGAAAGCGCTCTACGTCCTCGGAGCCATCGCGCCAGCCAAAGCCGCGAAAGACGAACGGCACCGATCCCAGACCGGCCTTTTCCATCGCCTCGGTAAATTCGGCATGACGGAAGCGGTCCCCGACGATACAGGCCGGGGGCGTGTCGATCCTGCGCACGATCTCGGCCAGCCACGGCCCCGGCGGCACGGTCGCATCGCCAAGGGTGAACAACTCGCCCCGTTCGTTCATCTCGACATAGCGCCCGCTGACGCCATCAGCCGCGCCACGATCCGCGAGTGACGGATTGCCGGGGAAGGTGCCGACAGCCTCAAGACGCCCGGTTTCCGGCCAGTAGAAGGCGGCTGCCGACATGGAACGACTGCCGCCCAGATCGACGCCCAGAACAACAGGCCCCTGACGTGCGGGCAGTTCGTCGGGCGCGACCTCGGACGCCAGCCATTCATCCACTGTCACCAGCAGGCTGCGATCTTCGGTCGAAACCCGTTCGTTCCGGTTCAGGTTACGGAAGCTGGACAGGGCTGATCCGCCCCGTGCAATCGCGCGACGGGCTTGTGCAACGAGCCATTCCGGGCTGGACCCGATGCCCTCGACCGCGCCGGGGTTCGCTTCCAGCAGGCTATCCAGATCGTCAGCAGGCAGACCGAATGCGGGCCGGTGTTCCTGCACAAAGGTGCCGGGGGGCGGCTCATCCAGCCAGCGGGAAAAGGTGTTGGCGTCGTCCGGTGCAGACGTCGAGATAATCAGCGCCCGGCCATCGCGCTTGCCCAGACCGGACAGGATCGCGTTTTCGAGATTGTCGCCCTTTTCGCGTTCCCAAGCCGCCCTTTCGTCCATGACCGCCAGCGTCGGAGCGCCGCCAAGGATCGACTTGCCGTCCGCCGCGATGACGCGGGCCAGCCCGCCGCCATTGCCGTCAAATTGAACCTCAAGCTTGCTGCCGTGCCGGATCGTGAACAGTTCCTGCAGTTCCTCGTCCAGCCCCTTGATAAACCAAGTCAGGAAATCGAATGCCGCACGGGCCTGATCCCGGTTTCGGGCCGCGAAGATAATCTCCCGCATCGGCTGATCGTCCCATGCACCGACCAGATGCCCGAGAGACAGGCCAGCCGACAGCGCCGTTTTGGCGTTGCCGCGACCTATCGAAAGACAGCCGATCATGACGCCATCAGCCATAGCGCCGCGCACGAATTTCTTCTGAAACTCGGCCAGCACCAGAGCCTCGCCAGCCTTTTTGCCAACCGGAATTTTCAGGGTCTCGAGAAAGGAAATCGCCCGATCCGCGATATTTTCGCCCGAAATTGAGAAAGGAACAGTCAGCCGCCGGTTGTCCCCACCATTAGAATCCCCGGCATTGGGACCAGACAGGCCCACAGCGCCCCGCACAGGGGCAGCAGACGCCCGCCGGTATCCCTTCGCCTGCGCCGCGTGATCGGCCTCCTGCGCCGCCACAGAGCCGCTTGACAACCCGTCTTTGCGCGGACGGCCACGGGGGCGTTTCGCCTCGGTCACAGCGCGACCCTCCGGTGACGTGCGCAGATGCGGGCAGCGGCAGGCGTCAGGCCGGGCTTGGCGTCCGGGTCAGCGCGGTGGTCATATGCATGGGCGACCTGTTCCATGACGGCAAGCTGCAAGTCGTCGGGAACGTTGTTGGACGTGTCGCCAAATCCGGCCTCATAGGTGATCTGCACCCATCCGCCCGAGTGGTCGGACAGAGTGAGCCGGGGATAGCGCCCGCCCTCAATGTCCAGAGGATCGACGGGAATCCCATCCGCCGTTACCAAAGCATCAGCAGCAAGCGGACCTACCGGCAGGCTGATCGTCTCGCCCGGATCGGCATCAAGCCCCAAGCTGATCGTCTGACGTGTCAGCGCGATCTCGCAATGCGCCTCGACCTCACGGGCAGCGGCCATCAGGTATCGCTGGATTATCAGATCCTCGTCGTCATGCAGGACGCGGCAATGAGCCTTGGCATCATCGAAGGCGACGGGGGCGGCGGTGATCGGGCTGCGCGTGAATCTCATTTCCACATCTCCGGGTCATAGGCGTCAGGATCGACCGGCGGGCGGAATGCCTCGGGGATCGGATCATTGGTTTGGGAAGGGGCGGACAGTTCGTCACGGACCGGACAAGGGACACCCCTTATAGGGGGGTGTCCGTGTCCGTCCGGATCTGGCGCGGACTTGTCCGGGGTTGTCCGCTGCCTGTCCGCCTTGTCCGCAAGCCAGACATAGTTGTCCCAAATGCGAATCCGGTTTTTGTCCATCAGCGTGTCGCGGTGGCGCCGGAAGATCCGGGCTTTCGTGTCGGACTTTTCGCTGTCCGTCAGTCCTACGCGGTCACAGGCCGCTTGCCAGTCGCTCAGACTGACCACAGGGACAGCGGGCAGATCCTCGGATTTGACGATCTGTCCTTTGTCGCGGATCACCTCTTTCAGCGCATCCAGTGCGACCTGAGCGCGTCCGGACAGTTTTGTCCGCTTGTCCGCCTTCTGAATGTCCGTCTCTGCCACCACGGCAGACGACACGCTATCGCCGTCCTCGTCCTGTCCGATGAACACCGATTTCAGGCGATAGGCGAACACGCCGTCACAAGGCATGTCACGCTGCTTGCGGGCTTCGGCCATGACCACATCGTCATTGCGGGTCAACTCGATTTCGGTATCTGCCGCCGCGCGAAGGCTGCCAGAGCCGCGAGCGCCCTTGCTGGCGTCCTTGCCGCTGTGGTGGATCACCATGACATGTGCCCCGGTCTCGGCCCGCAGCCGGTCCACGCTGCGCACGAGCTGGCCCATGTCCTTCGCCGTGTTCTCGTCGCCGTTGCCCATGACGCGGGCGAGCGTGTCGATTACGATCAGCGCAGGCCGCACATCGGCGTTGTTCAGAGCCTCGGCCAGATATTGGGCATCCTCGCCCGTGCAGAGGTCCAAGCCCTCGGCCAGCACCATGAAGTTCGGTGCGGCTGCGTCGGTCAGATCCTTCTGGTCGCGGCGATAGGCGGCGATCCGGTTATTCAGGCCGGTGCCGCCCTCGGCTGCGACATAGACGACTTGCTGCGGCTCATGGATTCGCGATCCGTGCCAGTCAGCACCGGCAGCGATGTGCAGAGCCATATCCAGAGCCAGGAACGTCTTGCCCACGTTGCTTTCGCCATAGACGACACTGAAAGCGCCCCGATCCATCCAGCCCTTGACCAGATAGCGGCGTTCCAGCACCGGGCGGATGCGGTCCAGCGGGCGCAGGCGTTCGGTCAGCAGGCCAGCGCGGGCATTGGCAGCGGGGCGGATAAAGCCCACGGCCTTGCGGTGTTCAGCGGTCATTGCGTCCAGTTCCTGAAAGCTCATGCTGCGGCCCTCCGCTCGATGTGCGCGAGGAAGGCGGCTTGATCGGCGGCGTTCAGGTGCGACCAGCAGGCCCAAAGGTAGGCCTTCAACTCGTCACGCGCGGCCATGTCGGCCCAGAAGTTGGCCTCGTCCATGTAGCCCATCAGCGGCGGGATCGGCTGGCCCGCGCGGTAGTGATCGACGGCCAGTTCCAGCACCGGCAGGCGATCTTCGGCGGGTAGGTTCGTTACCGCGTCGATGAAGGCAGTTGCATAGCCCGGCAGGTTCGGGGTATTATCGTGGTTGAGAATAGTGCTTTGCACATCAGCCCCGTTCGCCGCGTCACCGGCAGCGGGGCTTTCTTTTTGGGCGTTGGACAA